AGACAGCGCTATGGGGGGGGAGGGGTAGGCGCTGAGAGAGAATTTTGTTGTAGCCTCGTCTGTACACGAAAAAGAAAACGAGGATTTTGCAAAGCCTCCTCAGTTCACGAAAAGGAAAACTAGGATGTATATACGATGTGTATACGTTGGTGATTAGGAAGAAGATTGACAGACAAGTGGGATATCACCCGTAGAGGGTAGATCATCAAAAGATGAGAGCCTCTTGTTTATTCCTGTTTGTGCAGGAGAGCGTTAGCTCCTTGACTACAAGTGAGTGTCTATTTCACTTGCCTTGACAACTTGCCCCGTTCATTTCGTCATCACTCTGGATGCTGATTACTAGAAGCCATCAAGTTCGTCTGTTTATCCCCATTTGTCGGCTCAACAGCAGGGAGGGGTGGGTTATGCCCCCATGACTACAGTTTACAGGGTTTTCACCAATTGACAACTGTGTTATCCTAAATCAACTTCCTTTTTGGGTAAAAGTATGAAGAACATTACAGACATCTTGAAGACAGAAAAAAAGAAACCTGGGCGGCCCAAAGGTTCTACCAAACTCAACATCCAGAGGTATGCAGACAACCCTGGCCTTGCGTTGCCTAAGACTGAACACCAGAAGCTCCAAGAACTCAAGTCTTTACTGATTAACAGTGCTGGAGCCAATGTGCTGAACAAAGCCATTGAAATCGCCATGAACGACGAACACCCGTCCCAAGGCGCAATGATCAAGTTGTGTATGGACAGGATGTTGCCAGTCTCCATGTTTGAAAAAGAAAAGAACGCTCGTTCTGCTATCCAAATCAACATCACTGGTATCGGTGAAGTACAAACTGTGGATAACATTGATGTGACGGATGTGGAGCCTAAGAATGTCTAACCTGAACTTCCAACTGCTCCCCTGGCAACAAGAAGTCTATAAAGACCCAACCCGATTCAAAGTCATTGCTGCTGGTCGCAGATGTGGAAAGTCTCGTCTTGCCGCAACGACTTTGCTCATTGAAGGCTTGAAATGCCCTGCTGGGTCTGCTGTGCTGTATGTGGCTCCTACCCAGGGTCAGGCTAGGCAGATCATTTGGCACGTTTTGATGGAGTTGGGCAGAGAAATCATTGCCTCTAGCCATGTGAATAACATGGACATCACCTTGATCAATGGGGCAACCATCTATGTGCGTGGTGCTGATAGACCCGATACTTTGCGTGGTGTGAGTTTGACCTATGCCGTACTTGATGAGGTTGCAGACATCAAGCCTGAAGCCTGGGAACAGGTCATCAGGGCCGCTTTGTCCGACAAAAAAGGTCGGGCATTGTTCATTGGAACTCCCAAAGGTAGGAACTGGTTCTATGACTTGTTCAAACTTGGTCAGGTTGAAGACGACAATGACTGGAAGTCTTGGCACTTCACCACTAAAGACAACCCCTTGATTGACCCAAGCGAGATCGATGCCGCCAAGAAAACCATGAGTTCCTTTGCCTTCAAGCAGGAATACATGGCTTCTTTTGACAATGCTGGTAGCGACATCTTCAAAGAAGAGTGGATCAAGTATGGTGAAGAGCCTGAATATGGGTCTTACTACATTGCTTGCGACTTGGCTGGCTTTGAAGAAGTGGCTAAACAAGCCGCCAATTCCAAGAAAAGACTAGACCAAACAGCCATTTCTATCGTTAAAGTGACTGATGATGGTAAATGGTTTGTAAAGAAGATTGATTATGGTCGTTGGGACATCAGGGAAACTGCGGTCAGGATTCTGATGGCTATTCGGGACTATAGACCTTTGGCTGTTGGAATTGAAAAAGGTGCGTTAAAGAATGCAGTTTTGCCGTATTTGAGTGACTTAATGCGTAAAAACAATGTATATTCGCACATAGTGGACTTGACACATGGTAACAGGAAGAAGGCAGACAGGATTATCTGGAGTCTTCAGGGTCGATTTGAACATGGACGCATCATCCTGAATAGCGAAGAGGATTGGGATGAGTTCTTGGATCAGTTGATGATGTTTCCTGCCAAAGGTGTCCACGATGACCTTCCAGATTCGTTGTCATACATTGACCAACTTGCTGTGACATCCTATTTTGAAGGCGAAGAAGACGAAGACTGGACACCGATTGACATAATCTCAGGAGTCTAAGAATCTTTACAAATAAAGTCTTATGGTATATGCTTGACACCGAATAGAATTGGGTTTATACCAAAAAGGGATACTCCATGCAGGACATGAACGAATCTGAAGGCATTGAGCAAGAGTCAGAAGTTGATAAAGAACTTGTGTCTTTTGTTGTAGAGCATTGCAATCGTTGGCGTGATTATCGTGATGCCAACTACATGGATGACTGGAATGAGTATGAGCGCATCTTCCGTGGTATTTGGGCCGCTGAAGACAAGAGCCGTGAGTCAGAGCGTAGCCGAATCGTAACTCCTGCTACCCAACAAGCTGTTGAGACTCGCCATGCCGAAATCATGGAAGCCATCTTTGGTCAAGGCGACTTCTTTGATATCACTGACGACATTCGTGATATCAATGGTCAATCTATTGATGTTGGCGTTATCAAAGCGCAACTCATGGAAGACTTCAAAAAGGACAAGATTCGCAAGTCAATTGACCAGATTGAGTTGATGGCTGAAATATATGGCTCAGGAATCGGTGAAGTCATCGTAAAAAAGGAAAAAGAGTTCATCCCAGCAACTCAGCCCATTCCTGGTCAGATTGGTCAAGCCGCAATTGGTGTTCTAGAGCGTGACCGTGTAGCCGTCAAGATTAACCCAATCAATCCCAAAAACTTCCTTTTCGACCCTAATGGCACTTCTATTGAGGAGTGCATGGGCGTTGCAATCGAAAAGTATGTCTCCATTCACAAGATTGTTCAGGGTATGGAGGCTGGAATCTATCGTAAGTCCAAGATTGGCACTGATGCCTTGGATGATGCGCTAGAACCGACTCAAGAAGACTCTCATTTCCAAGACGACAAGGTGAAAATGCTCACCTATTATGGTCTTGTGCCTCGTGAATATCTGAAAAAGATGGACGAGAAAGATGGTGTCGTTGAGTTGTTTGGTGAAGGCGACCCAAATGAAGACTATCAAGACATGGTTGAAGCCATTGTCGTGATTGCAAATGATAACGTCATGTTAAAAGCTGAAGAAAATCCTTACATGATGAAGGATCGTCCTGTTCTTTTGTACCAGGATGACACAGTTCCTAACCGCTTGCTGGGTCGTGGCACTGTTGAGAAAGCCTACAACATGCAAAAGGCTATCGATGCACAGACTCGTAGCCATTTGGACTCTCTGGCATTGACGACTAGCCCGATGATGGCTATGGATGCCACTCGTTTGCCTCGTGGTGCTAAATTTGAAGTCCGTCCTGGTAAAGCATTGCTTACTAACGGCAATCCTGCTGAGATTTTGTATCCGTTTAAGTTCGGAAACACTGATGGAAACAATCTCCAGACTGCCAAAGAGTTTGAGCGTTTGCTTTTGCAAGCCACTGGCACTCTAGATTCCAATGGAATGATCAGCCAAGTCAGTCGTGATGCCAACAGTGGTGGCATTTCGATGGCAGTGGCATCGATCATCAAGAAGTACAAGCGTACTTTGACCAACTTCCAAGAAGATTTCCTGATTCCGTTTGTGAAAAAAGCGGCTTTCAGGTATATGCAGTTCGACCCGAACCGCTATCCGTCAGTTGACATGAACTTTGTGCCGACTGCAACGCTTGGAATCATTGCTCGTGAGTACGAACAACAGCAATTCATCGCTTTGTTGCAGACTCTTGGCCCGAACACCCCTGTTTTGCCCTTGATCCTTAAAGGAATCCTGCAAAATAGCAGTCTGACCAATCGTTTTGAGTTGATTGCGGCTTTGGAGCAGATGTCTCAGCCTGATCCTGCTCAACAACAGATTGCTTTGCAGAAAATGCAACTGGAATTGCAGATGGCACAAGCTCAAGTGGCTCAAGTTGCTACTCAGGCAGAGCAAAATCGTGCAGAGGCACAGAAATTGCTGGTTGAAGCCCAACTTAAGCCTCAAGAAGTTCAGGCAAAGGTCAGTCAAGCACTAACTCAGAATCTGCCAAATCAAGATGACATGGCATCTAAGGAATTTGACCGCCGTGTGAAGG